CAAAAATGGATGTTCCTAGCAGAAATGCTACAAGATTATAATCCCAGCCTAGAACTCCGGTGGATTCCTCCCGAAAAACGAGAAGCTGAAGACAGAGACAAACCCTATATGGTGGTTCATCAAGACAGACAGGGCCGAAATTATATCGTTCTATATGCATCGGAAACAGATCAGCCTGAGGACGTTATGACCCGGATTATCCAGGCGGACATGAAACATGGGAATGTGTTAGACCGTATGGAAATCCGGAACAATGTGCAACGACTTTTCGAGCTACGGAAGAGAGAGGAAGAGCTAGCTGAGCAAGAGGAATTCGCTGCCTGGCTAGTGAAGACGAATAAGGTTAATCCTACCTTCCGTGACAAGAGTGGGGAACTAGTGAAACTGGACTCTCAGCTTAACCGAGTGCAGAGGAAGACTCACATCACATGAAATTAGCTGACGTGAAAATCCGGGTGAAACGGCAATTCGGTGATGAGTCCGGAGTACAAATTACCGATGAAGATATTGTTCGTTGGGCAAATGATGCTCAACGAGATATTGTCATGAGGAACGAAAGTGTTCTACAGACAATCGGTACAACAAACAGCGTTGCTGGTCAACAAGCTTATAGTTTTCCGGCAGACCTCCTAATTCTTCGAAGTATTCATTACAAGCGTGAGGATGCTGATCCGGCTTTTTACAAGTTACGGGGAATGTCCTACACAGAATTTGATGAGTACATCGACGGTTGGGAAGGGACTGCATACGGTCCGTCTCATCCAATTGTCTATACCACCTACGCGGATCAGATCTACCTTTTCCCGATCCCTGTAAGCTCAGGAACGGACAACATCAAAATTGTGTACTCTCGTCAGCCGCTAGAGTTGTCGAGTGACACCGATAATATTGATCTACCTCCCGCCTATTTCAACGCTGTTGTGGATTTCTGTCTCGTTAAGGCGTATCAGCTAGACGAGGATTGGAATGCGGCGGGACTTCTCAGTAACGAATACACTGCCCGCGTCAACCTCAATAAGGATCGAGAGAACTGGAATAATCACGAGGTCTACCCCCGAATTACCGTCAACCTTGAGGATTATTGGTAAACAGCAATGGCACGTGCAACCCAAGCCCAACACCAGAAACTAGCCTTACAGATTGGGCCTTTCATTGGGGGAATGAACACCTATAGTGACCCTTCGGCAATCGCAGATGATGAGCTAGCTGATTGCGTCAACTTCGAAGTGTCATTGGATGGTTCTCTTGTTTCCCGTCCGCCGATTCAGAGTGTGGTAGAAAACACGAACTGGAATGAACGTATCTACCTGCTTACAGTGGCGAACATAGGAGGGAACCAATACATAATTGGCTCTAACGGTGATGGGGTTTGGTATTTCCATTCGGGTACGTGGACGCTGATTACCAATGCGTTCTTTGCGTCCGCCGCTGTCCAATACAACGATGTTGTCTACATTCTGCCGAACCCCAACAACCAATCTATTGCGTTAGCGAAATGGGACCCTGTTAACGGGTATTCCGACGTGTCCCCAGCGAACTTGAAAACAATGATGGGGAACACTAACTTTGGTGGCTCTAAGCTACTGATGTATAAGGGGCGGCTGTTTATTATCCCTGGGCCTTCGAAAACGGACGCTACAAGCCGACTAATTTTCAGTGATCCGGGTAACCCTGAATCCTATTCGCAGACCACACAGTTCGTTGATATTAACCCTGGTGATGGTCAGCGGTTAATGGAAGCTGTTGTACATGACGACAATCTTATCCTTTTCAAAACGGACAGCACATATGTGTTTACTTTCTCGTCTACTCCCGCCGACGCTGAGTTAATCCGGATCAACAATGTTGTAGGGGCTCAGGGGCAACGATGTACAGAATCCTGGGAGAACAGTGTTTTTGTTCTTCACCGGGGGACCGTGTACGAGATTGTGAACTATAACTTTGCCCCGATCAATATTAAGGTTCCGTTCTTCCTGGACACATCAGCACCTAGTCAGCGTGTTGAGAGTATTTTTCTTTCTCGCGTGAAGGATAGGCTTATTGTTCGGTGGTTCAACCGGATTTATGTCTATCATTTGCGTACACGGACTTGGACGCGTTGGGAGTCGGCTGATGAGTCACTTCACAACTTTGGACCTGTGGTCGAGTTAGCGAGTTCGAGCACCACAGAGTATTATGCCGGATCTAGTGTCAAGGATGACAAGCGGCTATTCAAGATCGGTTGGGCTTACAACAACGTCGATATTGAGGAGATTGACGGTACCCCTGTAAGCATCAATTGTTCGTTACGCACCAAGCATTATGACTTGAGTGATTCTTTCCACTTTAAGCGGCTGCATTGGTGGGGTGTAGATGCCCTGGTAACGAACACGGTCACGGGTACGGTGCGGACGATTGTGGCGACGTTCTTGCCGTCGTGGGGTGATTGGGAAGCCCAATACACGTGGGGTGAGCTAGACACGTGGGGGACTTTATCGAATGAGACTGTGACTCAGACGATGATTAATGTGTCAGGTTTGAGTCATCTTCGTAGCTTCTATCGGTTCCTTAAATCGGTGCGTTTCCGGCAAGCTAATTTCTATGTTGAATCTTCCACGGATGGTTCTAATCAGGATGGGCCTATTCGGGTGTTTAGTCTCACATTAGTTGGGACTGTTAAACAGGTTGTGAGTAAGGGGATTAACTAGAATGCCGAGAAGGGCTTATGATGCTAATCCTTTTGCGGTGGGGAATGTAGTATATAATGGTGGAAATAGATCACCGCATTTCGGTACCCGATTAGACCCATTGGGTTATGCGGAAAGGGACCGTAGGGCAAAAGTTCGTAGAAATGCAGTTTTGCGGCGATTAAAGGCGCATAATCAGCGGAACTTTAATCATCCAGCTTGGCTAAGGAATTTCTAACGATGGCGAAAAAGCCGGTATGGCAGGACAGTACTTACGATAAGCAGATTTCATATTACCGTAAGCTTCTTTCTGATTTCCTCGCTCAGGAGACCAGGAAAAAAGCCGATGTCGGAACCTACTACGGTACTCTGGGCACTCCTGACGAAACCAAAATGGAAAAGCAATGGCTTGCGCACACGGTCAAGCCAGTTTACAGAAAGACCAAGAGCGGCAAGAAAGTTTTTGTCGGCTGGAAGCGTGCACGGGCATGGAATATCAAGCCCAAGACCAAGAAAGGGAAGGCACCTACCGAAGGTCTTTATCAGCAAGAATTGAGAGCCCAGCGAGAGCGAGACTTGCGGGATATCTCTTCGGATTTTGGTGCCCGTGGGTTAATCCATTCAGGTCTTTACGGTCAGAAGCGGGCGGACTATGAAACTGAGTTCGGTAAACAGTTAGCAGAAATTAACCGCCAGCGGTCTAAGCTGTACCAAGACATTGCGGCTGAGCGTACGGCTTTCGAGAGGGAGCAGGAATTGCAGAAAGAGAATGCCCGGCTTGAGGCTATTCGTAGGCGTGCCGCTAAGACTGGCCAGATTCTTGTTTAGGGAACGCTAGGGGAATTCTCATGCACGTATTCGGACATCCAGGAAGGGCCGACATTCCGGCACCCTCTAACCCTCTGGACTTACTTGATGCAATCGCTAAGGGGAACCGGACAAGTAAGAAGGTCGATAAAGCTATTAAGTCCGGTAATCCTGCCGCTCTTGTAAGCTCAGCTAAGAAAAAGTCTAAGGCGCGCACTCGTGGTTCAGCTAATACCGGAATTGACGATATCGCCATGCTCGAAAGTATGCTTGACAACTTCGGGCAGGTTGACCCGGCCACTATGGAAAGACTTAAAGCTGACCTGCGTAGGGCTGTGGCTGGGCAATTTGATCCCCAAATCTCTAATATTAAGAAAGGGATGAAGCGGGCGAAGAAACGCGCTAAAAGTGCCCAGAAGGAATTGAGCGCAATCTATGACGATCTCGTGAGTTACTATCAAGGTCAGGTTGCGCCGACTAAAAAGCGTTCTAAGGCCGCGAGGAAAGAGGCGGCTACTGCTGCAACCGCTTTAGAACGGAGTATTACGGATGACTATGCTTCGCGTGTTCGTGATCAGATTGACGAATTCAAGCGTCTTGGTATTCAGGCGTCTACTCCGTCCGCTACTGAGGGACAGGATGCTGCATTGGCGAATGCGCTGGCTGTTGCGGAGAATACTCGGGCGGCTGAGGAAGCGGCGTTACGTCAACAGGCCGAAGGTGACATAGCCTACTGGACTGAGGGTTCAGGTATCGCTAAACGGGAAGGTGCCGAACAGAGAAGTCTCATCACTCAACAGTTACAGGATTTCTTGAATGAGCAGGATGAGCAACTTTCTCTTTTGAGGGGACAGCGCAAAGCCGCCTATAACACGGGTTTAATGGAGTTGGAACAACAGGCGGCTAATGCGGCTATGCAGCAGCAGAATCAGCTTTGGTCCCGGATGATGGATTTGGCTCGATTGAAATTGTCGGCGGCTAGGGCTTCGGGTTCTGGGGCTACTAGAGACCCTGGTAAGGGCCTTTCAGGTGCTATCGCGTATCTACAGCAGACGGGTAATGCTGGTTTGGGAAGTACGTTCCAGAATTACTTGTCTGCTGCTCAACGTTGGGTTAACACACCACAGGCTAGGGCAATGTATGGGGGAGCGGTAGATACCCCTGAGGAATGGGCTCAGGTTATTCGTGACCATGCTATAAATATGGGTCAGCCTCCCCGGACTCAAGATGCTTTGTGGCAGGCAATGCTTAGGTATATGGGGAGAGGGTAGTAGGAGATGGCCCGCGTTGATGACCTGAATCGGGACCTGTTTCGTCAGTTAGCGAGGTTCACTTTCGCTAATTATTCCTCTATGCGGCAACCTTCTAATTATGAGATTGCCTTGAAAATCCTTTCGGACACTCAGGGTAAGCTTGATTTCTCTCAAACATGGTCCCCGGCTTTAGGTGGGGGAGTCTCTAAGAAGCCGAGTGAGGGTGATGGTGGGCCGTCTGTTTTCAGTCGTATTGTGGATATTCTCGCTCGTCCTTTGTATGCGTCTGCTAGCGCGTATAAGGCATCAGGCGGGTTATCGTCTGGTTTTGGTCTCTACAAATCTCTGCTGACTGGTGATGTCCCGGACGACCCATTTGCGGCTTTGTCTGCTGGTGTAAAAGCTGGTGTGGAGGGTTTTAAGGGTAAGGATAAGACTACTTATTCGCAACTTATTCGGGCGAGTGATGATGTCCCTAATTTCGCTAAAGAGGGCATTCCTGGTTTCATCACTGGTTTAGGCGCTGACATTCTTGGTGACCCATTTACTTATGTGCCTATTGTTGGGCCTACTAAGGCGGCTGTTCGTGGGGGAGCGAAGGTTTTAGGGAAAACCCATCCTCAATGGGCTGACCCTACGTATATTAAGAGGATGCGTAAACAAGCTAAGGTTGGTGCTCCTCGGCTTACAGAGCCTCCGCCGATTGTGCCTTTGCAGCAGACTCCAAGGTCTTTGATGGCGTCTTTTGCTGCTGAGAATGTTCGGGATATTCCTCGGGGTATTTCTGGGTCTTTGCCATCTTTGGCGTTATCTCCTGAGTCTGTGTCTCAGGTTGTGTCTGAGGCTGTTCAGAAGGGTGTTAAGGCCGCTGGAACAGCTAAATCTGCCCCTAGAACGTCAATGTCTTGGGAAGCTTTGATGGGTGTTCCTAGGAATCTGTGGGGGAAGGTAGTTGTTTCGGGTAAGGCTCTCGTTCTTGATGCGGGTCCTGGCATGGAGAAGATTATTCATCATGCTTCGGAGATTCCTGGGTTTGAGGGTGTTTCTGCTGCGAAGAAGGCCCAACTTGCTGAGAAGCTTGTTGATGAGCTGAATCTTTCTCTTGCGGAGAGGGCTCACGCTAATCGTATCATTGAGGCGATCAGGTCGGGTAAGTTTTCGGATGATTTTCTTTATGGTCCGAAGCTTGCGGATTTAGTGTATCGTTTAGGCCCGATTGATGATCGTATGCGTGATGCATTCAAACGGGTTACTGGTAAGGAATTACCGTCTAAGTATGGTAAGCCTCGCCTCATTATTGGGAAGAACGGTAAGCTTAAGACCACAATTCCGGCTAGCCCGGCGGCGACTATTCAAGCGGCAATGGAGGACGCCCCTCTTGTTAATACGGCATTGTCTCAGGGCGCTAATGAGTTAGCTATTGCCGAGAATGCACTGTCCCCGCAACAGGCGGCTTTGCATGCCAAGACTATCCGTGAAGATGGTAAAACGATTCTGGAAGCGGCTGAGGCATCTTCCCAGGCTCAGAAGACTTACGATGAGTTAATGAAGCAGATCACGTTTAAGTCTCGTGGTCCGTTACAGAATGCTATTGACAGGCATGCCGATAAGCTCACTGTTCCTGTAAACACCATGCTGCGTAAGCATGTGAGGGGACCAAAGGGCCGGTTCCTGCCGTCCTCTAAACAATTGGTGACTGTCAGCAAAATCCCGTCCTCGAAATCCTTTGCGCCCAGCAGTACTTTAAATATTAAGACTCGCCCAGATGTTGAGAAAGCAGCAAAGGCTGTTTCTCGTCCTTCCGACCTGGAGAAAATCAAGGGCATCTTCGGTCCGGTGAATGATGCTGTAAGCCGGGCTATTCGGGACCATACGGGTATTCAGGTGACCAAGATTAAGCCTGGGCAGACTCTCGATGAGAAGAGCGTGAAATACGGTCTGTTGGCACGGTTCTCTACCCACCTGGGGCAGAAGGATCTCCGTCCCATGGTCCTGGACCATCTGGGTTCAGCGGTGGCACGGAGCACTACCCGCCTCAAAGCCATTGAGGACGCTTTTCGAGGGTTCAAAGAGGGTGATGTCATTGAAGCTTGGGACATTGCTCGTGGTGCCCTCCCTCGTGAGTTGGCGACTTCTGCCGAGAACATTAAGCTTGCCGATATTTTGACTGGGCAAATGGAGTTGTTCTTTAGAAGCCGCGCTATTCCCGAGACGATTGCTAAGGGTAATTCGGTGGCTATGCGGACGGGTATGAGTATGGAGGATATGAACCGCGCTCTTGCCCGATACGATTTACCGTTCCGTTTCACCAATAAGGTGGCTACTGACCCGGTTACTGGTAATCCGCTGGATTATGGTCACCGGTCTAACTGGTTGATTTCTTGGGAGACGTTTAAGCCGAAGGATATGCAAGAGTTGAAGCGTTTCATTTTCGGCTTACAGAGTGCGGCGGAACAGTTGGTGGCAGAGTACTCGTTCTTGGATGATGTTGCTTACCGGATGGGTTCTCGGGGTAAGACTAAGACTCACCGGTTTAAGGTTGATCATCCTCGCCTTGTCGATTACTACTTTGACAAGGATATTGCTTCTCAGCTTTCACGGGCTTTGAAAACGATGAGCGAGTATTATTCTCCGAAGTCAAAGGCTGCCCGTTTCATGCGGCGGGCTATTTCGATGTGGAAGAGTGGTGTCACGATCTATAATCCCCGGCACTATATAACGAACCTTATTGGTGATGTTCACCGTGCGTGGTTGGCGGGGGTTAATGATCCACGTGTATTTGCTCAGGCCGCTAAAGTCATGCATGCTAATAAGGGTCTTTATAAGGACCTCGCGTCTATTGAGGATCTTGTGGGCCGTGACGCTGTAAAAAACGTTATGGCCAAACCGGGTTCTATTGTAGCTAAGAATAAAAGTGGGCTTTCGGCTACTGCTCAGCAAATCTAC